TAAAGCCCGTGATCATCACGCTGCTAATGTATCGCCGAAAGATAAGGTGAGATTGCAGCGTTTTCGTTCGGACAAGGCGTTTTATGACGAGAAGTTTCCGAATCTGACGCAATACTCGATGAGCGACACCTCGGTTATGTCGGCTACCGAGCGCATGACGGCGCAGATCATCAAGATGCTATTTGGTAATAGTGATATCGGTAGCATGAAGGGCCGCAACGCAGAGGATGATAAAAACGCAGAAACCATGCAGGAATTATGCAATTGGCAGATTGAATATGCAAATGTAGGGTACCAAAAGTTCTACTGGTGGGTAAAGGAATGCCTGTATCAACTCTACAGTGTAGTCATGGTCACGCAGAAACGCGAATACGAATCGGTTGAAGAAGATAAGATCGTTCCACAAGGCGATGAAGAACGGTTCATGGCAGAGGCCCTGCAAAACAACGTCGATATTCTGAACGCTGTCGAAGGAGTGGACCCGCAGACGGGGACACCGATCACGACAGTGACCGTGAAATATATGAAGCTAACAGAGAATTTCCCGCTGATCGAGAACGTTCCTAGTGAAGAATTGATATGGACACCGGGAGCAAGGACTCTGGGCGAGTGCGAACTCGTCGGGCGCAGGAAACAGGTAACAATTGACTACCTCGTGCGGAATATTAAAAAGAAACAGCCAGACGGAACGTTCTCCGGCATGTACGACCGCGCTAAAGTCATGGAGCTGGTCGGGTCCGGTACCGGGTCAACGTCGATAGACGATACCAACATGGACTCGACGCGCAACGGGTATACAAACGATGAGAGTTATGACTTAGACGATCCGAATCGAAAGGTATGGATATCGGAATGTTTCGTAAAGGCTGACATCAACGGCGATCATAAACTAGAGGACTGCATATTTACTGTTGTAGAGGACGGCAACATATTCATCCGATACGAAGAAAATACGGACGGATTTCCGTTCTGCATAATCTCTCCGGTGTTCGATCCGTTTAAAGTTGTGCCGGACATATCGGGGATTGACGCACTGGGACAGTGGCAAGACCTGCTGACGGCTATTATACGGCTGACAGTGCAGAATCTGGCGCTGAATAATAATCCACAGCAGCTATGCAACGAGTCGGCGTTCCTTGATTTCAACCAGGTATTAGACGGTGATGCATTTCTGTCGATCAACACGGACCCTGCACAGGCCATGCAACCAGTGGCGCAGGTACCACTTGCAGGATATACATTGCAGCTAATTGAAATGGTTAAGTCATGGGGAGAAGAAGCCAGTAACATAAATCGATACAATCAGGGAATGGATGCGGCTTCGTTAAATAAGACCGCTACCGGTATTACTGCTCTGATTAACCAAGGATCACAGGCAATGGAATTGATTATGCGGAACATCGCCGAAACGGGCATGAAGGCGTTGTTCATGCGGATGGTGTATCTAAACCAAAAGTACATTGATCAGGAACAGGTAGTCCGGCTCACGAATAAGGATTTGAAAGTTAACAAGGATAATCTATCTGGATCGTTCGACTATATTGTTAATGCTGGCATGGGTGCAGGGGCGAAGGAAACCGATGTCCAAAACATGACCAACGTTATCGCGCAGATGCCCACATGGATACAGGGCGGGATTGCTGACGTGTCCGGGGCATATAATGCCGTGAAGAAATATCTAGAACTTGTTGGAATACGAAACGTGGACGATTATATTAAAGACCCGCAACAGGCACAGAAACAACCAGTAGACGCACCAGTTAGCGAGTCGTTGCGAATTGATTTTGCGACATTACCAATAGAAGTAAAAATTCAAATTCTGGCTAAGTCCGGTATACAAGCAACGCCAGAAATGTTTGCAACACAGGCTGTTGTAGACCTGGAAGAAAACCGAATCAAGGAAGAACAGAAATCTATTTACGGTGCAGGGCAGAAAGTGATTACGGACCATTTGCACCCATCGTCAGTAACATTAGGAGGACCGATAAATGGACAAGCAGGAACGATTGGCGTTGGCCCCACAGGTCAAGGCATATCTGGCGGAAATCGTAATAGAAATCAACAAGGAATTGTTAAAAATGTTGTCTGAATCTCCAAAACTAGCGATTAAGGCGCATTATGAATATCTGGCATTGACCCGGATTGTGAATAAAATTCAAGGAGATATCTCGCAGGGGGTGCGAAATGACCGGGAAGGTAAGTGAATGGTCCGACGATAAAGGATACGGAACGATTCTTGGGAATGATGATATAAATTATTTCTGCCATGGGTCCGCAATACAGGCACAGTCGTTTTCGCTGGACGTAGGTGACACGGTGGACTTCACGCCGCAGGATTCGAAGCGGGGGAAGATGGCAACGCTGGTGCATAAACGAGTAATGGTATAGGAAAGGAGGACTCGCGCATGGCCAAGAAAAAACCGATGAAGAAACCCGGTAAAAAGTGCTAGTATCCACGCGCCGTTATTAAGCGGCGCAACTTACGGGTCACGCCCTGGCGCAGAGATGCAGGGGCATAAAATAAAACGGGCTGGCGGCTATACAGGCCCAAAGGAGTATTAAATGGTAGACACAGAACTGACAATTGATGAAGCGGTAGATAGGTTAAACGGGGTACAATCCGAACCAGCCGCAGACCCAGAACCAACCCCAGAACCAGAACTGGAACCAACTCCCGCGCCCGAACCTGAGCCAGAACCGGAATCCGAACCTCCAGCACTCGACCTCTCCGCCAAAGTAAAATTCAAAGCTAACGGTGTCGAGCAGGAAAAATCAATCCAAGATCTGATTAACGATGCGCAACTTGCATCCAATTATAATATTAAGATGGAGCAGTTGGCACAACAACGTATCGCTTTTGAGAAGGCAATGCCTGCCCCAGTTGTAGATTCCACCGCACAGTGGGAGTCGCTTGACAGACAGGTTACGGACCGGGCGATGAAAATGCTCGGGATTAAAAACGCTGACGAATTCAGCCCGGATGCTTCGATTAATCGGATTCATTTTGCGGTATATCAGCAGGCATTAGCAGAAATAAACCTCGAAAAACAGCAAGCCGATTATGCAGAGCGAGAATCCCAACAAATTGAGCAAACATTTGCGAGCAAAGTTAACACATTAGCGGCAGAACCGGATTTTGTTGAAGTAAACCGATTTGCAGAGCAGGAATTGTATAAACTTCCACAATCAGGACCGGAAGGAATTGCCGAATTTAACAAACTATATCCGGTATTTCAGAAGTTGAAAACCCGCGATGCAATGTTTAACGCAGGCGAAGATTATCGCAAAGTAAAACTGACAACGGCTGAAGTGAATGCTATTACCGGCTTCTACGAACAGCAGAAAACGGCTTATACGGCAAGCAAAAACAAACCCGCTCCAGCCGTAGTTCCTAAAGGGGCTAAAATTACCCCCACAGTCAAGGTTGAATCCGGCGTAAACGAAGGACCGACACCGGCGAAGAAACTCGATGTGAAGAAAGTTCGTGAAATGTCCATAGACGATATTGCAAAAATGTTATAGGAGTGTGAAGTTAAATGGCAAGAACAGGCGTAGAAAACGCATATGCAGCAGATAGTTCCGCAGTAAACCCTGAAGATTATCATCAACTCGTATTGAATACCAGCCCCAAGTCAACAGTATTGTTGTCCGATATGGGCGACGGCGACGACATTAAAAATATTGAATATTCGTGGGCGCTCGAATCTCTTGCGACTCCCGCTACCAGTGCTATTGCTGAAGGTGCGGATGCCACAGTTGCCGGTCATGCGTTGCCGACCCGATTGAAAAACTATACGCAACTTATGGAAAAAGGCTATATGATTACCACAACCGAACAGGCCGTAGCCGATAAAAACGGCACTGGCACAGACATCAAAAAGCGAATGCTGGAAGCCGCCCTGCACATGCGTCGCGGTGCAAACAAATCGATTTTCGAAAATGATACCGCAACAAAACATTCCGAAGGCGTGGCCAGCTTGTTTGGTGGATTGCCGTACTGGTTTAATGCAGCTAATGCACAACTTGCGAACAGCAACGTAATCGAGTGCGCCAGCGCGGCTATCAGTGAGTCGTTTATCCTACAGGGGATGCAGCAGGTGTATGACATTCATGAGTTTGATATCCTCAACGGATATTGCAACTCCAAGCAAAAAATGAAGTTTGACAACTTCTCCGGCGGCGCGGTAGTCAACAAAAACAAATCAGAAAAACGTGCCGGTAATATCATCGATGTGTATGAGACAAGTTGTGGCGACCTGGCGGTTAAGATCGACAGACAAGCAACGACTACCGACTTTTATGCGCTCGATACCCGGTACTGGAAAAAAGGTTTCCTGCAAAACTTTGAAGTCAGAACCAAGTCCGGGGTCGGAGATAATCAACCATCCCACAAGATCGAAAAATATGTCACATGGGAAATGGGGATTTTTGCAAAAAACCCGAACGCCGGTTTTAGACTCAAAGCATTGAAGGCATAGTGTAAACCAGTAGATAGAAATACGATTTTATTTAAAAAAGTGTACATTAGTTAGGTTAAGGTAAGTTGTATAAAACTTTTATATATAGAAAATATATATAAAGAGAAGTTATATTTCAGTTACCTAACCTAACTGTGGAGGTAAAATGTTACTCGGACAAGATAACTTGAAAAATAAAAACGGCGACATATATGTTCGAAGTTATTATAATTTCGATCATGTATGGCAGGCGAATCAAGAATTAAAAAAAGAAATTGGCAACGGAATAACCGGCAGCGGTGAAATGCGGCATGTGCTTAGAATCCCTGCCGAATTAGAGGATTGCGATCCGTTGGTAAAGTATGCGCTGCAGGGAGATCAGACCTGTCGCCGGTTAATGGTTGCTAAATATCAAGGCGCAAAGGTTTGTACGGGAAATCTATAGGAGGTGTAAAATGCCAAGAACGCGAAATACTTCGTTCTCAAGCGATGTGAGGGCAAACTTTAAAGACTATGACGTTATTATGATGGCAAAAGCACTTAGTGCCAAGGCCGCTGATATTTTGATTGCAAAAACTGCCAACGTATCGGAAGCCAAAGCTAATTCCACGTTTAGCAAAACGGTACAGTTTTTACTGGTTGATTCAGAAGGGAACGTTCATACGTGGTATAACCAAACTGGATACACAATCACAATGACCCCGAGTGCAGGAACGTTAACCGGAAGCCCTACGGGGTCCGCCAACGCAGAGTTTATTAATGGGGTTTGTACTATAGTGGTTACCGGAAATGCTACCTGTCATAACAACGTTGGGGCGAATACGGTGGTATTGACGGCCCAGGCTATCAACGGGGTAACTCCGTCGGGAGCAAACTTGACGCATACGATTACATTTACCTGATAGGGAGGGATTAACGTCCCTCCTTCTTACTATGGGGGTGAACCGTGCTAACATCAGCATTATATGCATCTTGCAGATACCGATTGCCAGAAGAATCATTTTCGACCTATCAAATTGTCGATGCGTTAAATTATGTCATGCGGGAAATCAATCTGGCATTAAATAGTGTTACGTCTTCGCTATCTACTAAAACCGCAACGTTAACAATTACTGCAGGATCGGCAACATTACCGGCAGATTTTGAATCAATTATTTCAGTCGGCGATTTGGTAAGTATTCCTACAGATCGGGAACTTGATAGTTATGCCTATCAAATCATCGGGAACACAATAAAAGTTGAAGGAACTACGGTCGACATTTATTATCGCAAATCATTTGACGAATATACATGGAATGGAGTTTTAATATCGCCAACAACGATAGACCTCCCCGCAAGTTTCAATAATATGATTATTGACAGCGTTGTAAATCGAACGATGGGACAACCAATTAATGTTCAGTCTCAAGCGTTGCGACTGATTGCAAGCAGAGATGGAAAAAAACGGGACCGAATACCAGTATTCACGATGTAGGAGGCGCAAGATGTCAATCGTAGTTAAAGGAAATTATTTTGAAGTCATGATTTTAATAAAGCGTCCAGCAAATACTACCGCATATTCTGCCGGTAAATTGTTTAATTCTGGATTTGCTATTAATTCTGCCATAACCGATACGTCAAAAACAGTTACTCCGTCGGATATGAACGGAATTGTAGTTGGAATGACCGTAACCGGAACTGGGATTGCGGCCAACTCGACAGTGGTTACAGTTGGAGCAACGACAATTATGCTAAACAATGCCGCAACGGCGACAAATGCAACAGCAGCATTGACATTTGCGCCGGTTGGATTGCCGAAACTAGATTTATCGGCGTTTGCGCAACCATGGCAAATATTTGAAATTAATGAAGCAGTTATAAAGTCTAACAATGGCGGCGTAACTACAATGATGAATCCGCAATTGCTGTTGTATAATGATCCATTACCGCAGGCGACGATTGTCGATGCGACTGCGTTTGCTCCGACGTTTGCAGCGTGTTTGGCAAAGGCGGAAACGTGCATTGATTCGTTTGATATTGTTGTTAAAAAAGGGTCCACTGCGATAGAGTGCAGGGCGGAAGAAAAATGCAGACGTGGAAAGCTAAATAGCACCGCATGTACTTATGTTGCACTTCTTGACAACTCCGCATACGTTCCGGCATCAGGTGAACTGATCGCAGTGATTATTAAAGGCATATTGCACTAAAAGGGAGATGAGGATATGCCTTTACCGGTTATAGGACGCCAATTTAATAACCCCTCACTATTTGGGTTTCCGACTCGCGGCCTCGTCTCGCTGATTGTGCCGGGGTGGGATGTGAGAGGCAGGAATATACTGCCGGTTAATGCCAATACGTTTGCAACGTCGGGGACTGGGTGGTTAGCTTTTGGGGGCGCAACGATTACTGTAACTCCTGGACAGCCAGACCCCGATGGCGGAAATAACGCTTACCTAATTCAAAGCTCTGGCGGAAGTAATATACTAAAATTCTATAATCCCGTGAGTATATCTAACCCTCATACGTCAATTATGGCGATACGAGCAAAACTGTTAAGCGGAAACGGCAAATTCAATGATTCTTACAATGGTGGCACGTCGGCATTTTCGGGAGGCTGGAATACTTAT